CCCGCCGATAGCCTTCAAAGTCCAATTTATTTTTGATTTATTTGCAGAGACATTTTTCACTTGTGTGCAGGTCAATTGCAAATATCTGCCCTCATACGAAGCACTTGTCAAAGAAAATGTACTTGCCATTCATTAACCCCCTATCCAATCCAAGTAAATGCAAGCCCGTCCGATGTATCAACCTTGTATCCGCCCATCTGTATTTCCCCCAAGAACACTGCCTTGCCGAGTATGTAAAGACATTTTGTGTCTTTATCGTTAACCGAGCCCGAACCGATATATGCCACTTCATTACCTTGACTGTCAAAAAACGACAGCTTTTCGGATGTGAACCAAGCATATTTATTGTATGTTCCATTGGTAGTCTGCCCGACCGCTACACCGTAAACGGCATTTCCGTTCTCGTCATATCCGAGCAATCCGCGTCTTATATAGGCTTCCGTATCTTTTACATTTTCATCAAAATCGGTTTTCAGCGTTTGAACATTGCGATAATTTTCCTGTACACCTTGGGAATTTTGTTCTATTGATGCCTTGGTTTCACTCAAATATGTGCCGAAATCAGATCCCGCAAAGTATTCCCCGTTAAAATCGGTTTTAATGGTTTCCTCATATGCTTTGACTATATCGGCGGATTTAATTATCAATGCTTTAATCGAATTAAATGTGTCGGCGGCATCTTCGGGTGAAATGCTCTCTTTAGCTGCTATGGTGACATTGGCTGTATTACCTTTTTCCGCCTCGCTTACCGTATTCAATGCCCAATTAAGCTGTTGCACAAGCTGATGCATATAGCTTTGCATTTGTGCCATTTTCCCGTCCACGGAAGCTGCGGTTATGTTCGGGAAACGAATATCAATACTCACAGCAAAGGTCACTCCCTTGTTCTATGGTTTTTGTCATCGAAAAGATTTTGGCAGTTCCTATGCCCTCAATGCGTATTCTGAAATGGTCGCACCGTTTTGGTTTGATTGGAATCGAAAAGCTGCGCAAGTTCTCTCCTCGTGCAGAATATACCGTTTCCCATTCATCACACGAATCGTACTGCAACGAAAATGTCACTTCCGTACCCATTTCAAGCGACATACGCACCAATAAGCGCGACAGATATTTTCTGTCAGGCAGAGAAGTCCCTATAACACCCGATTCAGCCATCCATTTCACCTTTTCGGTTTCTTTTGTTCCCGAACCGAGTAAGGTTTTTATTTTATTATCCGCACAGTCTGCAAAATACAATTCGCCGTTACAGGCGCAAAAGCACTCGGCATGAGTATTATCTTCCTTGTGCCACATTCCGCTTGAAGTGTCGTATACAAACAAATACCACTTATCATCAAATTCAGACTTCATCGATATATAATATTTGTTATTGATTGCTCCGCCGACCGCGCCGTTTCTCAATTCGTCTGAATATAATGCATCGACTCCGCTGTAATGTATTCCGCCGAACGCGCCTGATATTTCGGAGGGCAGCGAGCCGTCATAAACGCATATGCCGCCGCGCGACTTATAGAACAACCGTTCATTAACTATTGCCAAGCTTTTCCCGCATCCCTTTTGTACTCCCCTGCATTCCGTAGACTGTACCTGATAATTTGAAGGGTAATTGCCATATACCTTATGCAAGAAATTCTCTTTGAAAAACAATGGATAACCGAGGTAAGAAATCGCCCCCGTCCACATACCGTCAGAACCGCATGAAGCAATATAGCTGTCTGTAGATATTCCCATAAAACAATTCCAGTTTTTAAAATCCCCGAGCTTTGAAGCATATATCTCATTTACAATTTCGCCCTTAAAATTTGTTCCGTATCTGCAGCCCCATAAACGATTTCCGGATTCAATGACAAAATCCATGACAGGCATGGTTCTTTCAATACGAAGCTTTGAAGTAACACCGCTTTTTGTCTCGTCCAAAACGGAAACGATAATAATATAGTCGTTAGTTCCCTCGGCTCTCCCAATATCACCGTCCCCTTCGTCATGATAAGCTCCGTAAAGAACGCTCATTTTGCCTTCAAGCTCCTGTAATTGATTGTCATCTGACGGCAGACCGCTTATTTTCACTGCATCATATTGTTTAAAGGAAGCTGCTATTCCCGGAGCAGATATTTTCAGGTATGTTGTTGCGACCGGAAACCATGCCGAATTTTCTTCTGAATATTGCTTCAATGTGTGCGGCGTAGAAGATATATCTATCCACAGCTGCATATTTTCGGGCTCATCAGGAGCGGCAGCCGATTTTGTAATATCCCCATATACTGTGCCGTCATTTTTACACATTTCATATGTCGCAGTCACATCCTGTCCTTCATTAGCAGGAAAAAAAGCCTCAATATTGCCTATGTCTGTAAGATCCTTTGTATTTATGTATTTTTTGTCAGGCATAATAATTATGTATGCGCCCATAGATATAAGCTGCTTCGGAGAATTTTCAAGCACTAATCCCGTTACTGCGGCGTTATTTATATAAAGCTTTGTGCCGTCCACATAGCACAGATTATCCTTTGCGACCATTCCGTTAATTGTATGGCTGTCTCCGCTGTTTTCGGGGAATTCGTATATCCCGCGTTTATTACGGGGAGAAAGCACCGGATAGTAATCCGATGTTAAATTTTTCATATCATAAAACTCGCCTCCGGATATTTGCAGATTATGATTATAGCCCTTAAAAACATCGAGCATATCCCGAGATGTATTTATTATGTCAAGTGTCGGTCGGAGCATCTCCGCTCACCTCCCTAAAAATATTTTGTCGTGTGCGGCTTTGGCATATGTTCTCTGTTATACGCTGCAGAGAAATCACTGTACGCACTGTTAAAAGTCGCTATACTGTTGTTGTACTTCGCGGTTTCGCCGTTAAAATAGTCAATTTGCGCTTCAAGCCAGTATATATAAATATCATCATAAGGCGCTTTAACTATAAGCTCTATAGTCCTTGGGTCGTCATCAGCATCATATCCGTCAAAAATAATGCCTTCGCCGCCCTTATGGGTATCAATTATTTCTTTTTTTATTATTCCGTCAAGCTTTGAAAGCCACCTAACTTTATCTTCATTTGAATATGCATTGGGCTTTAGCAGATTTGCGCGTAAAATAGATTCAGATGCAGTCATTCGGTTTCCTCCTTATTTAAAATAAGGGAGACATTCCTGCCTCCCATTCCTTTAATCTTTATTTGATTTTCGAGCGTTTGTTTCAAATGCGTATGCTTCCTCCTGCATTGCCTCGCCGTTTCTTATGACCTCGGCTACGCATTCGGGAACCTCAACTTCTACGCCGCGCTTGATAAGCCATGTTCTTTCATTTACCGACACAAAGACATCTTCTTCGTGTTCCCTGCTCTTCGGAAGTCGAATTTTAACAAGTTTCTTGGCGTTTTCCTTTTTTGTTTCAGTTTCCTTTTTTGTTTCAGCCATTGATTATTCCTCCGTTTTTATTAATCAGGGGGAAAGGCAAACGCCTCTCCCCCACAGCCTTAATTAGAGGCTGTTTCGTCGAAATCGGGTGAGCACGATTCAACACGCACCAAATAATTCGGTACAAGCAGTTCAGCAACCTTAACAGCCTTCCAACCTACAGAGCTTCTCTGATCGAGCGGGTCTGCCGTTCCGGCACTGCCCTTCTGTTTTACAATAGTCTGCAAACCGCCGCCTTCAATGTCCGTTGTGCCGTATGCACCTTCACCGAAAATCAGTGTCGCAAATACAGAATGCTTCTTTGAATCCCCGTTCGCGGGGCAGGTCGTATCATTCCACACCTTGGCTTCGGTCGTCTGAACGAAGCGAACGCCGGCAATCTCTCCGATTTCTCCAGTATAGAGGTTTTCGGGGGTCGCATATTTATGCGCATCAATCCATTCGGAATCACGCATAAGGTCATATGCCACATACGGGTGAATAATACCGATGTATTTTCCGCCTATTGTCGGAGCGTTCTGACCGCGAAGCTTTGCAACTGCCTTCTGAATAGCCTTTACGGTAAGCTTTGAGGTAGTGTCCATTCCCGAACGGGATGTCACTGCGGTTTCCGCGCCTGCCGCAGATACCTTCGGGCAATAGGAAACATTGTTTCCGGCAACAAGCACATTGCGAACCACAGTGTCAAGCGTAGCTCCCGCCTGTTTACCGAGAAGCTTTGTCGCTTCGATTATGGTATTATCAAGCGCTGTGAGTTCCAACATATCGGACTGTGTGATATAATCGCCGTACTGTGCTACCGTCGCGGTAATCGTAGTCACCGTGAGGGATTTGCCGTCAGGCGTTACACCTTCGGTCAGAGCGGTCGTTGCCTTGGCGAGCGGCGAGAATTTACGGAATTCTATAGTCTTTCCGCCGCCCTTCGGAATAGGACGCTTCTGTCCGAACTGGTCATGTACAAGATTTGCAGAAGCCTCGTTTATGAGGTTCATGTCATAATAGGTTTTCATTTCGGCAGACAAGCCGCTTAAAAGCGTTGTCTGCACAGTGTTTGCAAATAACTGCAAATTTAACATAAGTAAATTTTTCATTGTGTTTTCCTCCTCTTTTTTCGAGGAGAAATGCCCGCTAAAAGCGTATTTTTTCTCCTCTTGAAACCCTGCGGTTTATTTCCGCAAGGTCAGCCTTAGTGAGCTGTGACACATCGCTCTTGACTGCAATAGGAGACTGTGAGCTTGTCCCGTTCTCCGTGGGTCTTGCTCCGTTTGCGCGTATTTTGTTTGTCAGCTTCTGTTCGACATTTTGCGCGGTAAATTTCATTGCCGCAGGAATGATTTCATCCTTGTGCAAAACCTCGTATGCAGTTCTGACATCAATATTGCTTTTGAGCAAATCCAAGAATTTCGGATTTTGTATCTCACTTTCAAGGTTGAAAGCGGGATAAACGGCTTTAAGCTTTTCCGATTGACCAAGCCAATCGGCATAAAGCCTGTCGGCATTTTCCTTAACGCTCTGCTCCTGCATCTGTCTGCGAAGCTGTGCGTTTTCACGCTCCATTTTCCTAATTTCCTTGAGGCTTTCAACGCTCATGCCTTTTTCGGAAGCCTCCTGCTCGTAATAAGCATCGTCTTCCTCAATTGCTTTATTTAAAGCATCAATGTCATCGGAGGCGACTCCGTACTTTTTGGCAAGCATTTCAAGCGTAGGAGTAAGGGCGTTATATTTTTCAACCGTTTCCTTGCTGCTTTTCAGTCTTTTCTCTATTGTGTCCTGTGTTCTTTTGCCGTATTGTTCCTTGTACTTTCCTTTGATGAGCTCCTCAAATTCCGCGTCAAGGTCTACTTCCTCGGCTTTTTCCTCTGATTGTACCTCTGCGGGCGGTACTTCATCCTGAATGCCGTATTTGATTTCGGCAGCAGGAGATTTCGCAGATTTCGGCATGGCGAGTGCCGCATTATTATCAGCCGATGCTTCCGCCGCCCCTGTGCCACTGTTACCGCCGTCTGCAAAAAGCTGTAAATCGGTAACAAAGAGCCTCGGAAATTTTTTGAGATAAAACATATCGTTTTCCTTTCTGCCCGTAAAGTGAGCGAAGCTTTTGGTTATATTAAGGCTTTAAGCCTGACCAAACATTGTTAATGTTACATACTGCGGATAGTTATGTGCCAATAGGTTCAAGCCCGTCTGCACAACAAAGAATGTATGCTTTACTTCATCATAATACTCTTCTTTCGGGGTGCATGTAACAGTCGAACTGCCTTTTTTTAAAAAAATTATCGGCTCATGCTTTAACTTCTTTGAAATGGCATAATCCTTTACCAATTGAGCCGCAGTATACGCCAAAATACTGGCGGAAGCACATACTATATCCTGCCCGACTTCTGCAGCTCCGGCATGCCCCTTAATAGATAAGCTTATTGAGCCTGTCTTTGTTTCATTCACTCTTGCTTTAATCATTTCTGTACTCCTTTATGTCGGTGATGTTGAATCGGCAACACGCTGCCGTGCTTTCTTGGTATTTTCGGTTTCCCCGGTCTTCATATCTCCGCCGAGAGCCGAATTGTCCTCTGCGCTGCCCGGTGCATTCCCCTGCGCTTGATAAGATTGCATTCCGAATTGATTCATCAAGCTGTCGGTCACCTCGCTTGTTCCGTGCGCATTGTCAACCATTGCGCCCAACTGCATCATCTGCTGTTGCATCATAAGCATCCGCTGATACATTCCGCCGTTTTGAGATATTTTTTGCATTATAAAATCCTTGCGGTCAAAATCCATCATGTCAAGACACGCCAAAGCTTGGTCGGCTATTTGCGGATTGAAAAACCCTGCGTTAAAAAATTGCAGTGCCAATTCGTTTTGCGACATCTTACTGTAGGGGCTTTGCTTTTGCGCAGTTATTTCTATGTCAAACAGAGGCAACCGCATTCCCATATCCATGCCGAAATCAATTCCCTGCATTTGCGGCTGTATTCCGGCATTCGAGTATTGAACATACCGCGCTGTGCCGTTTTCGCCCATAATGCGGAAACAACGCGGCAAATCGTAAAATTGCCGTATAAGCTCCACCACCATAAGACAAAGTTTCCTAAAAGCTCTGTAAGAAGCTTTGTTATTATCCCTTGAGAGCTTGCTGCCCGCTTCCTGCATTGCCGCTATAGCCGAAGCAGCGGTGACCCCGGAAGTCGTACCGCCTGTGGAAATATCTCTGTTCCCTGTTGTTTCTTTAAGCTCATCGATTTTATTGTTTATTACCTCAACATAAATCGAGCTTAACGGCTTTCCGGTTACGGGAACTATTGAATCCTGTCCGAGGTTGCCGTCAACATGTATGAAATCCTTTGTCATATCTGCATATTCATCAATATTAACCGAACCGTCATTCTTGACAAAATACCTTGGTTTTGCGTTTGCAAGAGTATTCTGCATTATTGCTTGATTTCCACGGTCTATGTATGTCTGTGCATCCTTACCGATATCTATATATCCAAACCCGGTCGGCGTGCCCTCAATTGGAAACAGAACATCAAATACAAAAGGGTATTCGCTATGGTCATACAATCCCTTTTCGGCAAATTCAGGTATATTTTCCGTAGCGAACAGGACCTCATCGTTTACATATTTGCAATAATGGAGAACAAGCTTACCGTTTTGATTCTTTTTATAATACCAATCAACTACAATAGATTTGTTTGAGGTATCAACGGTATCATCGTAAAGATACTTGCTGACTCGTATTGTCTCCCCGCCCAGTTTGTTTTCCAACTGCGGGTATTGTTCAACAAGCAAATCATTATCAACAAGCTCCAAATGGAATAAATTACGACTTTTCTGTATGTCTGTTATTCCGCTTTCCCAAAAAAGATTTATCAAATCCACCTTTTTGATGGTTATGTCACCGAGCCCGTTCAATTTGTTTTTATCCCAAAAAACACCGTATACACCTGTGCCATTCTTGATTTTGTACTGCATGACATCGGAATATGTCTGTTCAAAATCGCATTGGTCAAGTATTACCGGGATTATTGAAGTCAGCATTTCCGCCTCGCCTTTATCGTTTTCCTCACGCGGAAGGATGTTCGGCGCAGGGAAACTATCCATTGCATCGGCGTGTTTGTTGGCAATACAGTTAAAAAGCCATGCCGATGTGGGCTGTACCTCATTGTTTTTATCACGCAAACACTCCCAATGGCGCAGTTTATACCATTGCTCATTTTCAACAATGCGCCTGTCAAGATTTGTTTTCCCCTCCGTATACTTCAACAATGTCTGATTTGCCTTTTGCACCTGTTCTTTTCCTATCACCTGTGCAATTACTTGGAATCCGTTTACAGCTTCGTTTGCATTGGGATTGTGGGATTGATGCATATTGTCGGACAACCTTTCGGCTTCTTCATTCGGGGTAGGCTTTAGCGCAGACTGTCTCCGAAGCAAATCCGATTCTTTATTCTCATTTCCGTTTTTCTTTCGGTTAAAAATCGCCATTATTCTATTACCTCCATTTTTTGCTTTATTGGTTTAGCCTTTATATCCTCCTTCGGTATGTCAAGGAACATACTCATCGGAGTTTCTTTATATTTGTCGGGCATTGCCGTCTGCCGCGGTTTTATAGGACGGCTCATGCAGAAATATCGTGTTTCGTCTGCTATATGGTCTTCTCCGTCTGTGTCCAAATCCTCGACACGATGGTCATCGTATATCAAAGAAGGTACTGTCCTTATAAAAGCCTTGCAATTGCTGAAAACATACATCATCGGATATCCGTTTTTGTCAAAGCTTAATCTGTAATGCATCTGCATCCACCCCGCAAGCCTATCGTTATCTCCTTTGGTGAAGTAAACCATATTTTTGGCGGCAGTTTCCGCTATAGATTCACCGGTTTGCGCATTCCATATAGCAGGGTCGGCAACACCGATTATCTTTTTGCTCTTAAGCCATCTGTGCTCACATTCTATCCTGTGTATTTCCCTGAATACTTCTTTCGGTATCATCTCTACACCCATATTCGGAGTATTCTTAACGCATCCGTAATACTCAAGAATGCGATATGCCACACCGTCATAATCTATAGCCCACCAACCTACAGAGAAGGGTCTGTGATATCCCCAGTCAAACGAACGGTATATTTGCCACCCATCGGGTATTTCAAAAGGCTCAATAACATGTGTCCATTTCCTGTCTTCATAATGTGCAGGGTCATCCTTCCACTCGGAAAAATACTGCCCGACATAACTGTCCCAATCACCGTACAGCAATGCTTTTCTTTCAGCCTCCGGCATAGAAGCCAACCGTGTCAAATATTCGGGGTCGTTTTCGAGAAGTATTTTGTTATCGAATACAGACGAAGGCACAAAAATTCGTGAACGGCGCCGTGTTTCCTTTCTTCCGTCAGGATAACAAACATCCACATCCTCCCATATGGTGGTCATAGGTTTCGCCGATGTTATAAAGCGTTCTTTCACCCAGGCATGTCCTATTCCTCCGGGGTTTGCCGTTGCTCTTATATAGCAGCGTGTACCTTCCCCGTTTGGTCTGTTTCGTGAGGAAAGATAAATGTATTCGTCATATGTAAAGTGCGTAAGCTCATCAAAAGCTATAAAGTCATAAGCTTTTCCTTGATAATTGGTTTTGTCCTGCGAGTGCTGCATAGACCCGAATATGATTTTTGCACCGGACGGGAAACGCCATGTATGATCGGATCCGTTATACTTTGCTCCCGGAAACGCCTGCGGATAATATTTCAGAGACTTATCTATAAGCTCGGTAAGCTGCGGAAAGGTCTTTCTCAAAATCAATGCTTTATAGTGGGGAATATGTACCTGTCTCGTCGCTTCTATAACAAGTGCATCGCTTTTACCTCCACCCGCGGCTCCGCCGTACAGAGCTTCGTCCTCCGGGCGAGCCATAAAAGCCGCTTGTCTCGATTGCGGATTCCAAATAATATTATTCATGCTTCGTATCCTCCGCTTTTTCAATCGGCTCAATAGGTGGAAGAATAAGCACCCCGTATTTTTCTCCGGCTTCCGAATCAATCGCCGCATCTTTTTCCATTTTTTTGATACGGGCTGCCTGTTCTCTGATATCGGCTTCGCTTTTTATGTGTAACGCATCTTCCAAATCTTTTATTGCGCCCGTTATATCACGCGGCTTTACTCCTTTTGCGGCAAGCGTTTCTATATCGTATTTATCCGTAATATCAGACAACTGACAAGCCACCTTATACGCAAGATCGTACAAAACCGATTTATAGTCAATAGCCTTCTTTTCGGCATTTTTGAGTGCTTTTGCATTGATTTTGTCCCTAAATTGTTTTCGCTCGTTGTACCATTTATATTCGCTCGCTTGATGGAATAACGAATTGAACGGGATGTTATATTTAGCAGCTAATTTTCTATAACTGATATTTGATGTAACATATTCTCTTTTCAGTTTATCCCAATCCACGCGAAGCTCCTTCCTTTCGTTTTATTGCTTTTATTTTACCGCGCCGTTCTCACTCATGTAACATTCGAGCAAACAAAAAGCAGAGAGATTATCTCCCTCTGCTTTTATACTTTTCATATAGTGCTTGAGCAATTAGGCATTCGGAATACTCATTGCAACAAAGCCTGTTTATATATTTCTTCATATTCGCTTTTTTGGAAAAGTCTATTATTGTTATCGAGCCATCTTCGACACCCTCGCATATTATCTTTTGTTTTTGAGATTTTACATCTTTGAAAAAAGGACACAATACCTTCCCGCAAATAAATTCGCTCATTTACTCTCCTTTCTGTAATCCGAAATTCTTATGCCTTCAAAAATTCTTTGCGGGATACTCTCCCGCTGTCGATTATGTAGGTCATCTGCCCGTATGAATATGAAGTGCCGTGCTTCTCGTTGTACCTATCCAACGCCCGGCAAAACTCTTCAAGCGAAATATTGTATGTCGGTGTAGGCTTTGATTTATTCGCCATTATTTACCCCTCCCTCTTTGTTTAAAGAAATTATCCCTCGTCAGCATAATATCCCGATTAACCTGTGAGTTTTTATGCTGCTCGTCTAACAGCCTGTCCCGCTCTGTTTTATATGCGAGGTACCGTTCACAGCCGCCGTGACAGCCTATATGGCGGTCGGAGCAGTTATTGCAAGGTGGTGTCATTTCATCCCCTCCAATGCTTTTATTCTTTCCTGTGCTTTGTCGGTATTGTAAAATTGCTCGGTAATGTCTATAAGCGGTGAGTTCCGCTTCTTTTTATCTATGTATACAACCGCTATTCTACCGTTGTGCGCCGTTTTTCTGCGGTCAAATTTACCGTCTTTTATAAATTGCTCTACCATAGCAACACACGGCAAATGCACCCATTCGGAACGGTTGGTATAAAAGGGACAGCCGCTAATAATATCGCATTTACCAAAAGTACAGATATTATAATGCAAGCAATCAATACATTTACTCATTCTGTATCACTCCTTACCTCGTCAAACAATCTATTAAAAGCGGCATAGGTAAGTCTTATTCTTTGTCCTTTCTTTGCTAAAACTACATATCCGCCACCCTGATTTGTTATAGTCCATTTTTGGCTTGGGTCTATCTGCAAATACAAGGTAACTCCAAAACAATCACCATACAAATGCCCTGATTCGTTTATCTCTTTCTTTGGTATTGCTACCCTTTTCATTTGGTATCCCCCCAATCCAAAGCTTGACCACAATATCTACAATAAGGGCTTGAACCCACCAATGTTTTACAAGTCGGGCATACTATTTCACTTCTTGTTTTAGTTGGCTTTTTCGGTATCTGCTTTTCAATGGCAGAGATAGCTATATCTAAACTTTTGCCGCCAATAATAGGCTGTATGTTTTCGCGAATGTCAATTATCGCTTCTTCGTTTGTCATTCTTCCTCACCCCAACTTATAACGCAATACTTCCAATCACGCTCCTCAACTTTAAATCCCTTTTTTCTCAGCCATACGATATTTTCGGAGCAGTATATCTTATGAAGAAAGTATTTATCCACGCAAGCATGCACTGCAATTTTTAGCCACGCCTTTATCTCTGCCCTTTCTTTTAAAACCCTTTTTCTCCTCGCTAAAATTTTCGATATAAATGCCATTCGTTATTCCTCCTCTACATAACACCACGATTGCGGGGGTCTTTCTATTTGTTGCCCACACCTTTTTGTTGCGCCTGCTCGAAAACAATGATATTTATAGGCGCAACCGTTTTTACTCGCATAGGGACACCTGTCGGCGTTCCAAAATTCACTCAATTCTTTCGGCTTGTCGTAAATAACGAGGTCGGAGATATGCCAGCCGTACAGCCATTTACCATTGGCATAATTCTGAAAATCTTCCGGGTGAATACACGCACGGTTAAGGTCGAAATCATTCCACCGAGTATAATCCTCGTGTTGAAAGGCAAAAATTGTATCATCATCGTATGTATCTATGTTTTTGCACACAAACTCGCCTATGACTTTGCCGTCGCCACATACATCAAACAGATTGTGACTTCTGTCGTCTGCATAAGAATACCGTTTGCCCGTCCAAAACGAAGTCCCTTTACCTTTTGTGCAATAGATATAACACTTGAACGGCGCATCGCATTTCGGTCTTGTTTTTCTGACCTCTATTGTTTTCTTGCCACTTGCTATCAGCTCGCACCATTCAGGTTTAATGCTAATCAAAACACTTTTCAAAGTTACTCCCACCTTTCTGCCAAATAGCTCAATAACGCTCCGAAAAATATGATTGCTGAGACAAAAAGCACACTTAGTAATATAAATTTCCAGCCATACTCAAACGCTGCTGAAAGAGAAGCCAAAGCTCCGAAAACAGCAAGCACTACGGCTACTACTAAAAAGAACAATACAAATTTCCTAATCCAAAACTTCAAGTGATTTGTAAATTTCATTTTTCTACCTCTCCATATTTATCGGCGTGCCGACCGTACCTACCGAACCGGAGCTGTCGGTCGCTTTGAAATAATCACCCGGATAAGGGTACGCGTACCGAAACATTAAATAGTTTGCGGCGTCGACCAAATGCTCGCTGTTTTTGTCTTTTTTAAATGCTTCGATGCAGCGCTCGGCGGTTGCCAACGCGTCTACACGCCCGCTGCCGAAGTTATCCCGCGCGGATCCGTACTTGTAAAAGGATACTTCTACACGGTTTCGGCGTAGGCGGTCAAATTCTTCGTTGTAGTCGCTCATTTTTTCTCGCTCCCTTTCGCTTATTGTTAAAGTTATAGAATTTAGTTGTGCTGTATTTTGTCGCTCGTGGTCGGTGTTTATAATGTTCTGCTGCTTCGTTCATTTTTGCCGCAACCTTATAATAATTATTCATTTTCATTGCTTGCCATTTCTGCCCGTAGGCTTTCTTTGATGTAATAATCAATGTCAAGCCGTTTGCAAAGCGCCTCGGCTTTTCTTCCAAATTCCGCCCAGTTTATGTTCGACTTATGGTAGTTCAGTTTTCCAATTTTCACCTTATCGGCAATCGCCGCTACCAAGTGCAGATTGATAAAAAACTCTCTTTCGTTCGTTACAGGCTCGAAAGAAATCCAAGTTTTAATCCCTCGGTTATGCGCCTCCGCAAGAGCGTCAACTCTCGCTTTCCACAAAGGGTCTTTTCCATTCCCGATACCGTCAAGGGTGATACCGTACCAATCGTTCTCATCGAGCAAATCGAAATCCCTGCGACCGTCACCTTTGGTGAGAATTTGAACATTGTTCCCGCTTTCCTTGATGGCTTTGATTATCTCTCGTGTGGGTGTTGTATCGTAACCGGTCGGATAAGGGTCGCAGGTAAAGCAGAGATGAATAAGTTTCCCGGTTATCTTCTCTTTTTCAAGCTGTTGCTTTGTTGCTTTGACTATATCGGTTCTCGGCTCTACATTTGTGTGAAATACCTCTCGGTCCTTATGCAGTACATTTGGGGCGAAACAGTAAAAACAGCGGTGCGGACAGCCCGTGTAAATATTCAGCGCATAGTCGCCGTATTCTTTTGCTTTGCCTTTCGGCTCATATATCGGTTTCATATTAATCCTCCTTATATTTAATAAAGCCTTTGCCATAAATTTCATTCAGAACATCAAAACAATGCCCCAAGCCTAAACCTTTGCTATTAGG